ATAATTAACTTTTCTAATTGTCCAAATTGTGACCAATCAAACCCAATATGAAAAACACTACCTGATACTTCTGAAGCTGAAACAAAGCGTTTAATAAAATCTTCAGTGCTTTTTTTAGACTTAGGAGTTATATATTGTAGGGAGCGAATCTCAGGCTTGACAGCAATGTTAGAATTATACAAAGGCACAACAAGACTATCTTTTATGCCTTTTAATCCATAACTTTTAATTTTTTTGTAGGTAAGATACTTATGTTCACTAATTTCTTCAGCGTTGCGAAACCTGTTATAGCAATTTTCAGCTATTTGATTTTGGCTTTTAATCTTTTCATCGTTAGCCCGTTCTTGAGCTTCTTGGATTTGTGCCTTTAATTGGTTTTGTTCTGTACTAGATAGTTTATTAACATCAGTATTAACCCATTTATAAGTAATATTTTCTCGCCAATTAGAATAAGTACATGATTGATATGTACCTGTTTGAAAAAAAGAATACCAACCTGATTTTTCTGTACCTTTATCTGGCCTAGCCAGTCCCGTCCCTTTAACAGCAACTCTTATTACATCACCACTCATATCAATTACAGAAACCAACAAACCGTTATCGTTCATTTCTCTAATTAAATCTGAAATATCTTTACTGCTACTGGTAAATCCTAAAACTGGATCTATTACTAAACCATCTTCGCCATAATATTTATTAAGTTCCATCTCTGGTTATTTTCCCTACGTTTCCTGTCTGCGCTTGTTCGTTAGCCCAGTCTAAATAATTTTTAATTGCTTCGCCAAATAATTTTTGCCGATCTTCTCCTGTCCATTCGTGAATCACATAAGATTCATTTTTCTTTGCTAAAGCTAAATACTTTTCTTTACTTTTTATTGTCGCATCAGCTATGCCTTCTTCATTTAAGTAAGCCATATTATTTAATCGTTCTCCTGATTTTATTTTTGCTAAATGCTCCATTGAGCAAGCACCGAAATACTTATCGTCCTCTCTGTATAAAAAACCTGAAACTGGATTTTTACAATAAGCACATAGAGAGGGACGATTAGTGGTAATTAACTCAAAAAGGTATCTCGTCATCCAAAGTTTCTGCTTTTGGTTTCTCAGCCTTAACTACTGGTGTTGCAGTAGCTTGTTCTGCCTTGCTAAACCCCTTACCAAAGTTACTATCGATCTCAGCATAGCCCTTGTCATTAATTTTAACCATGCCATTAAATTTAATACCTCTTAGTTCTTCAGTATTTTTTAAAGCAGTTAAACCACAAGCAGAAGCTAGTGCAGACAATTCAGTCTTACCTATTTCTACCGACTTACTAGAGTTAGCATTTGCCAATGTAAACAAACCAGATACAACTCGACCTTCATGTTTTGGGCCTTGCAATTGGAATGCAATTCGCAAGCCAACCCAACCAGAGTCATTTTCCATTTGTGTTTCATCAACGTATTGCATGGTATATTTACCAGGCTCAATTGAATCATCAGTTTCAGTTACTTCTAACCCACCATATTGTTCTAAATCCATAATTTTTCTCCGTATAGATTTATTAAAATTAAGATTCGTTTTCTATATAAGATTGCGAATCCAACCAATCTTTCCCCTCTTCAACCATTTCATCAATTTCTTCAATTAAATGTATTGTGCCTTGAGGGGTAAGTTCTTCGTCTTGATCTACTTTTTTAGCGTGTTTTAAAATAACCTGCACTAACATAAGCAATTCAATTACTTCTTCTGTTTCTTTTGTTAAAGGAACAAAACTCATTTCAGCATTTCCGCTCTGATTTGATTCCAGTCCAATGGCAATTCATCTGGTAAAGCATATCTATTTTTTGCTTGACAAAAAATTTGCTCATTACACCAAACAATTCTTTCATCTTTAGATTGTTTGACTTTAGTTTCCACTTTTCCATTGGATTGTATCTTGACTGTACCTTTTTTCTTTTGAGCAAAAAATAAACAATCAAGCCATTGAATAATTTCTGGTCTGGCTTTTTTATGCACATCTAAAACATATCTGCGATAAGGTACTTCTACAGAAGGATCATCTACAGTTTCAGTATCAGAGTGACCAATTAAACAAATTGTGTAATTTTTTTCTCTTAACTCATCTAATTTTTTTAGATATGCAATCCAAAGATTAACTGCTTTTGCATAACCTTGATGCCAGTTTGCTTCCAAACTATCTAATTTATATTTTTGCAATGTTGCTTCCCAGATTAATAATTCCAAACCTGAAAGAGAATCTAAAACATAACTTTTATATTCATTAGGTTCATCTAAAAGTGATTGCAAATTTTCCATTACCTCATCATAAGATTTAGCTTTTTCAAAGTGATGTGGGTCATTGCCTTCAGCATCTTTTACTTTAACCAATCCTTCTTCTGTAGGTTGCGTTATGCTATTAGGCATCTTGACCATTGCATAAGTCTTTCCAACTCCCATCTCTCCAAAAATGCCAATCCTTGGAGCTTTCTGTTTAGTTTTAGTTCTGATGTTATTCAGCAGACTCATCTTTAACCTCTTTGGTTTCTGTGGTAATAATAGTAGCTTCTTCACTACCGCCATTTAGGGCTTGACTAAGATCAGCAATTAATTTTTGTTTGTGATCTTGTGCCATAGCCAATCTATCATTTAAGTTTCTGATTTGTGTTTCAGCAAATTTAGTCATGTTTAATAACTTCATTGAATCTTCATTAAAATCAGCTTCAAAATAATCCTTATCATCTAAAGTCAATAAGGGTTCTTGTTTTACTTCATCAGACATTTTTATACTCCTGTGTTGTGTTGTTGAAATGTTGTGCAGATTGCCTTGCCAGGACAAAACCTACACGCTTCTTTGTCATAGACAAAAACTGGGTTTTCTGAATCTGCTAAATCTAAAGCAGGTTTTAAAACATCATAAGCATAATTACTTAGTTGTTCTGCGGTTGTGGTATATGATCTTATTGGATTTTTTGCTCTTGGTTGCACAATAGTCATTATGACTTCTGTGTTTGGATCTTCTTTATTATGTTTAATCAATGCTCCTAAAGCATAAATACTCATCTGAGAATTTCTTTCTGGACTAACGGGCCATGTACCTGTTTTTAAATCAATAATTTCAATTAAATCATCACACACTAAAATTATATCTGCTGTCCCCCATAAATCAGGATTAATCTCTTTAATGTCTACTCTTTGTTCTATAAACTTTTTAGCATTTAATTCTTTTTCTCTACCAAAAACATAATCTGTATATATTTTTGACCAATCACAATGTTTTTGCTCTATAACTATTGCATCACCTTCTACTTGCATTTCCTGTCCTAACCAATGATCTTCTGTTGATAAATTGTTTATTTGTTCTTTTAAAATAGTTTCTGATATTTCGTGTATAGCTGTACCCAATGAAGCTGCATAGTTGCCTTTTTGATAAGGTAAATTTTCTGTAAAGCTTACCCAAGCAGAACATATTAATGTTCTAAAAACTGAGGAGGGTGCGTGCCTTGCGTGTTTAGATGGCATTGTTGGAAATTTTAGATTGGTTTTCGTAAGCAATTATAGTTTCTATATCATAAAGCACCTTACCATCAACTTTTAAGTAATCAGGCCCTTGCTTCTTACCTCTTTGATTTTCTAATGTTCTTTTTGATTTGCGCCAGCGATCAGCTAATTCTTTAGTTGTTAAAAACTGTTTATCTAAATTTTCCATAAATTCTCCTTTATGTATCTGTTTAAGCTTCTTTGTACTATACTATACCTGTAAGTATTTTTAATCAACCCATAGGACGAAAATATGAGTGAAGGAAAACTACTAAGTGACTTCGATGACCAAATCAAAGAAGTCCAATGTAATAGAAAGCCTGTATATATAAATAGGTTTTTGGCTAAGTGCTTGAAAGATTTTGCGAAAGCAAATGACAAAGATCCAATTGCTATAGCTGAATACTTAATTACTTTAGGCATCAACTCTGTAGAAAATAACATAAAAGAACCTATTAATTTCGATATAAAGAATCTTTAGTTAGCAGAGTTTCTAAATGCTCTCCCACCTGGTTAGCTGCTGCGATAGCTTTGTCTTGATGAACATGTGCATAACGCTGTGTCGTAGCCTGATCTTGATGTCCAAGCAAATTACCCACCTGACTTAAATTAAGCGTTTGTAAGCCAAAACTTGCATAAGAATGTCTTAGGTCATGCAAAGTTAAGTTTTCAAGCTTTAACACGTCTTTAACGCGCTCCCAGACCCTTCTTGGATTGTTTATGTTAAACAGGTATTCAGAAGTTTTATCTAGGCTGTTTATGATGTTTAAAGCACGAGTCGTTAAATGGATAATTCTATCTTCACCTGACTTGTCTGTTTTGTGTTCTTTTAGAATTAACATATTGTCATGCAAGTCTGTCCACTTGGCTTTACTTAGCTCTCCCTTTCTACACCCTGTTATCAGCAAAATCCAGATAAAATTACAGCTTTCAGTACGTAATGGATTAACTGCTAATTGATCTAATAAATCAGTAACTTTAATTAATTCTTCGTTGGTTAAATATCTTTTTCTTTTGTTATCTCTATTCTTAGGTATGTGTGTAGCAGGATTGTTTTCTATAAAAGATAAAGTGATAGCCAAATTAAACATTGCTTTTAAGACACCCAGACATTTGTTAGCGGTAGCTTTGGATCTATCACTAATATTAAAGTGTGTTTCTGCTATCTCACCTCTAACTATTTCAGTAATTAATTTGTTACCTAAAGGCCCTTGTAAATTAAATTCATAGAGCTTAGTTATTTGTTTAATAGTTTTGGCATTGCGCCTGGTTAAATCTTTTGTATAAAGATTAAACAAATCATTTACTGTTTTAGCCATACATTCTCCTGTAGGTTTTTTGTGTGCTAATGAGTATATAATTATTTTTTATGTTTTTGCAAATCTTTTATCGCTTCTTTAAAACTTTTGTGTGAATCAATCGCTTGAATTTCTTCATCGGTAAAAGTTATCTTGGTAAATTTTCTAGTTGCTGGTAAAAAAATTATGGTTTGATGTGGCGCACAATATAAAGCGTAAAGATCAATTGAACCCTCTTTATACTTTCTATCTTTTACTGTTTTACCTCTACGCAAATCAAACTGCCAACCTTTATCGTACTTACGACCAGTGTGTTTAGAAATGTTAGCGCGTTCTTTAGTTTTAGTTTTGACTTGGCATTTGTAAATAACATTATCTATTTCAAAAACAATGTCAGAAGTAGAGCCATGTGGAATAATTGAAACCGTATCAGATTCTAAGGACAGTAAAGCTGCGGTCATGTATTCGCCTGATTTGCCAATCCTTTCGCTGGTACGAGTCATGGTTTATTTTCTTTTTAATCTTTCTGGTATTTTAGATTGTTCTTCGTATTCAACAAAGTCATCAGCTAATAAATCTATTCTTTGTTTTGCTTCTTGTTCTAATCTTGTTATTCCTTCAATGTCATTTCTTAAATCAGCTTCTCTTATTTTTTTTCTATAATATTTTTGAGTGTCTTGTATGTCTTTTTTCTTAAAATATAAATTAGTGTTTCTACTTTGTTCTGGATCTATTGGATAAACATTTTGACCTACTAATCTATACCAAGCTTGAGGTTTTGTAATTGTTGGATCTCCATAAAAATTTGGTTCTTTTGTAACAGCTTCATACATTTTTCCTGCGAACCCTATATCTGTTAGCCAAGTTGGAGCTGCCTGTCTCCAAAAATAATGCAAAAAACTTTCAGCTTGTTCTGCTGGAGATGCTGATGTATTTATTATTTCTCTATTTGTAAATGGATCTTTATTTGTTGTAATTGCGGCAACAGCATTAAGACCTGGGCCACCCCATAAACCAATAACATCGTCTTTAGCTTCTCCATATTCTCCAGAAGCTATTTTATTGCCTATACCTGTATAAAAACCCCAAGGCATAGTGTAGGAGTAATCATAAAACTGCCACCTTCCTTCATCATCTTTATATGGTAAAACCAAAGCGTTTCCTCCATCCCTTAAATATTTTGGCAAAGTTTTTTTCAAAGACTCTAAATCTTCATTTGTCATATCTTCATTTTGTTTTTTCCAAACAGCTGCCGCTAAATATGGAACAGCCATATATTTAATATATCTTTCTGGATGTCTTATAAAACTTTCTAATAAAAAAGGTAAAACTTTATATTGAAATGTTGCAAAAGGAAGCCCAAAAGGATTTTGCCTTAATTCTTTTAATGTACTTGGAACTAAAGAATAATCAAATAAAGTTTTTTGTGCATTATATACAGCAGTTTCAGCGTTTTTTCCTGCTTTCCTATCATCAATAATTTTAATTAATTTGCCAAATGTTTCTATAAAACCATAAGAGTCTCCAGCAAAATTTAACATTTTTGAACCTAAACTGTCCGCTATATCTATGAAATTTTTTGTTTTTTGTGCTTTAGCCATTTTATACATTGTTTTAATTTGTATCATTTCTTGCTTGCTAAAAGTAGTAGAAGCTACGCCATATTTTTGAGCTTCTTTATAATACTTTCCTTTAGTTATAATTTGTTCTAAAGCTTCAACCATTCTTAAAGGCAATCTAAAAGTAGAAACGCCTGATAAATTTAAAAGAACCATATTAGATATAAAATTTCTAACAACAGATGGAGGATTCATTGGCACTTTTAATGTTTTCCATATTTTAGTAAGCTCTTTTCCTTTTCTATTTATACTGTTAGCTATGCCTTGACCGCTTGATGGAGCATCAATAATATCGTCATATATTTCTTTTCTAACATACATGCCTCTTAATTCTCCATATTTTCTTTCGTCTGATATTTGTTTAAATTTATTTTTATCTATTTTTGCTATTTTTTCATCGGCAGTGTTAATTGATTTTTTTAAATCATCAACTGTTTGCATAGCTTTTTTGGGATCAGTTCTTAATCCTTCAACAACTTCTTTAGATATTCTATCTGCTTCTGATTTTGCATGAAAAATTCCTATATTTTTTCCTCTAAATGGCACTAATGAATCTTGCACAGCCCAATTAGGATTATTTGAAATTTCTTTAAAAAATCCTAACTTTACAACATCACTAATAGGGTCTTGTATAGCTTTAGCTCCTAATAGGCCAACATCTTCTATTTCACCTAAAAAATCTTTCGTTGCTGCATCTAAATTTTTTCTTTCTTTTAAATATCCCATTGATCCAGAATTTTTATTAAAATATTTTAAAAATAATCTAGGCAAATATGTTCCATAATTTTCTTCCATAACCTCTTTGCTAATTAATGATTCTCTTTCTAAAACTTCAGACACTGTATCTATACCTGACCTAAGATTTAATGCTTCTTTTTGTAAATCTTTTGGCACATCATCTAAAGTTTTATTTCCAGTTAAAAACTCATAAATAGGTTTATTTTGTTTTGGTGTTAATTTATTAAAAGATTCAAAAACATTTCTTGCTAAAACATCAGCTTGTTCTGCTTTTCCAGCAAAAACTCCTCTAACGCCTAAATATTGTGGCTGTTGTGGTAAATCTTTAAGTGTAGAAAAGCGTTGTGTTTTAGCTTGTATTTTATTTAAAGTATTATTAGCTAAATTTTTATATACATTACCTATGTATGGAATTTTTCCTAAGATACCTACATCTTCACTAACAGATATATTTAAATCTTCTTTCATTGGAGAAACAATATCTTCTATTTTTTTTGATATTGTTGATTGTATAGCTTGATCCTCTAAAGTTTTTTGTTGTAATGCTGGCGCACTATTTGGATTAATTTGCGTTGGTTTCGGACTAAGTATTTGTTGCGTTTCAGGAACAACTTCTTTTAATATTTCTTCTTCCTTTTCAGCTGTTGATAATATTTCTTCAGGATCTTTTTGTTTTTTTCTTCTAGTAATTGCGCTAGAAATAACTCCTACACCGCCACCTAAAACTCCTCCAAATACTGTACCAATACCTGTTGATTTAGCTATACTTCCAGCTTCATAATCTTTTTGACCTTCTGCTCTAATTTTTGCTCTTTGTCTAGCAACATCATAAGCAGCACCATAAGAAGCTCCTTCAGCTGAACCAATTAAGGCGTATCTTCCAGGCTTGCTAACAACTAATGATTTTATAATATTTTCTTTAAGTTGATTTTTTGCAATTTGTTTTACTCCTGTAGATGCAAGTTTTCCTGCTCCAAATCCTAAATATGTTGTTGGGCTTTCTAATGGATTAATAATATTTTTGAAAGCTCTACCAGCTCCAGCAAGACTTGGAGATTTGGCATCATACATATTCATAATATTAACAAAAGCTTCTTTTTGTTCATCTGTTGCATTTCCTATTGCTTGACCTTCTCGTATTAAATCAACGTCACTAAATGCAAGCCCACTACCATAATCCAAACCAAATTGAGCATAACCTTCATTGCTTATTTTTGGTATATTTTGATTAGGATTTTTTCTTTTCCAATCCCATTCATAAAGTTTTTTTGATGATTGAATCCAGTTGGGATCTTTTACTATTAATTCTTCAGTAAGTTTTTCTGGTTTTTCTATAAGTTTTTCTGGTTTCTTAGATTGTGTTTGAATTTTTGTAATTGCTTTAGCTAAAACTTTAGCATCTTCTGCATTGCCTGCTTTATGTGCTTTAATAATAGCTTCTTTTAACTCATTTAAAGTTGCCATTTTTTATTATTATAAATTTAAATTATTATAATAGTCTACCAAATCTGCTGCTTGTTTATCATTTGCTGAATTTAATTCAGGAGAGGGCAAATTGCTCTCAAGCGTGTTTGAAGGAACTTCCTTAATTAGTTTTATTCTTTTTTCAATTTCTTCTTTACTAAGAAATTGTCCAGTTAAAGGATTTTGTATAAGCCCAACTTTTCTTCTTAGCTCTTCATCTGATTGTTTTTTTGATTTACCAATTCCCCCTATCAAAGACCGAGCCATTTCTTTTTCTTCTGGCGTTGAATTAGGATCATTAATTATGTTGTAATAAGCTTGTAAATTTTGTTGAGCAGCAGTTAAATCTTCCTCTTCAGGTTGCATAGCAGCTTGTCTTTCTAAAAGCCTACCAACAACATCACGACCACCAAGAGCATCGCTTAAAGCAAATAACATTTGACCAATGCCTTTGTTTCTTGCAGCCAGTCTTTGTTGGTTATAAAGCTCTCTTAATTCTGGTGTGGCGGCAGCTCTTTCTTCTTCTGTGGCTATTTGTGCGCCACCTAAACGGGCCAACATATTTCCTAAACCAGTGTGTTTATTTAAATCAGTGCCTTCAGCTGCTATTAAATTATCTATTTGTTTTTTTGTTTCTTCTGCTTTGTCTGGAGTTATTAAGTTAGCAGCAGGCATTGTTGAAGCGCTCATTAATCCTGGATTTTGTTGTTCTTGCATCATAGGAGATAAAAAAGATTTTACTTCTGGAGTTTGGTCAACAAGTTCTGGTTGTATTCCTTTTCTGCTTTTTATTCTTGATAAAGAACCAGGAGAATTAGAACCAAAAGATGGAAAATTAAAATTTGTTCCTATGTTATTTCTTACTACTTCTCTTTTAGCCATTTTATAAAACTCCGTAGTTTACTAAATAATATCCATTAGCATCTTCAGTAACTGCTCCAGGAATATGTTTAACTTCTTGAGCCATAACTCCAACATTGTATGGATATTTTTTATCCCAATTTAATTCTTTAGCAGTTTCATTCCAATCCCAAGAATAAATGTTATAACCATTTTGTTTACCTAATTTTTTAATATTAGTTTTCATTCTTTGATCTGATCCACCTGCAAATAAACCACCAGCACCAAAAGCACCGCCAGTTGCCATCGCTCCACCAATACCAGCTGCTGCTCCTAATATATCGCCAAAGCCAACTGATTTTTTTGCTGTTTGCGTTTGTCCAATAACAGCTGGAGAAATACCACCAGCAGCTTGTCCTAATAAACCTAATTGATAAGCAGGATAACCAAGTTCTCTTTCAAACTCACCACGTTGTGCTTGTAATCTAGCTTGTTCTAAGGCTTGTTGTTGACCACCAATACCACCTAATAAACCTAAAGCTTTGTATTGCTCGCCTAATTGTCCACCTAATAAACCAGCTTGTTGTTGTCTAAATCTTAACGCCAGCTCTGGAGAAGATTCAATAAGTCTTTGTCTACGTTGTGCATCAGATTCCGCCATGCCAGCTGCTTGTGCAAAACCAGCTGAACGTAAACCTGCAATAGTTTGTGCAGCTTCTTCGGCAAATGGTCGAGTTGCTTCGCTTTCTATTAAAGCTGATCTTGAGCCACCAAAAGCACCGCTTCTAATAGCGCGATCTTGCGCTCTTTGTTGTTCTAAATCTTGGCGTCTTTGTATGTCTGCTAAAGCTGGATCAATAACGCCTTGAATATATGGATCTTCATATTGTGAAATACCACCATCAAGAACGGATGCGGCAGCATTACCAGATACAGGAGAAAATGTAGGGGAGGGTGCTGCCGCAAGTTTTGCTAATTCTTGTCTTGGGTCAAGGCCCATAGTTTCACCAAACAAACCTCTAGTAGCTTGCATAGCTTGTAACTGGTCTGGACTAAAGCCAGCAACCATTTCACCAGTGTACGGAGTAAATGGTAAGTCAGCCGCAGCTAAACCTCTGGTTGACATATCTTTATATATGTCTTGTAAATAACCAGGTACGTTAGCTTGTTGTGTTGTTGTGGTTTTGCCTTTACTCATAATTCTTTTCTAATTAAATATTCTTGTTTAAACCCTAGATGTTTTATTTTACGAATCCAACCTTTTCTGCCACCACCATATAATCTTTTGATTCCAGCGTTTTTAGCAAAAATTTCTATAGATTCTAATATTTCCTCTATTTCTTTATAATTACCACCACAAAACAATAAGTTCATGGCTTTATTTTGTGGGTAAATAATGATTTCAGTTACAAAAGCTGATTCTTTACCTGGCCACAAATGGAATAATCCATGTCTTATTTTATCTTCTATATCGTCAATTGTATAGGAATCTTGATGTTTAACTGCTTTCTCTATAAATGGCTTGCATCTTTCCCATTCATATTCCCACTCTGCTTTGCTAATCACCTTTTGCATATTCAGTTAAACTAGCTACTACCATTATTCTATTGGCATTATTGACAGTAACTTTTAATATTTCTCCAGCTTGTAAAACTAAATCTCTGCTTAATAATTCTGAAGTAGCATTACCTGCTATTGTAAAATCATCATAAAGATTAAATACCGCAGCAGCTGAGTTAGTTAAAGTAAGATTTAAAGTAGCCGCAGAAGCATTATTATTATTAACTAAAATAGATTCAATAACAGCAAAATCAAAATCTGTACCTGATGGTGCAGTATATAAAGTTGTTGCATTAGTCGTAGTTAAACTAATTTTAGCGTTAGTAACTCTTTGTATATATTGCGTTTTACTAGCAGGATCTATCATCTTCGACCTCTAGCTTTAACGTCTAATCTAATATTACCAACTTGGAAATCTTGAGTTAATGAACCTTCAACTTTCATTTGTACTTGTCGTGCTGAAAATCTAGCATCTATATAACCATCACTTTCAAAAGTAAAACTACCAAAATCTGTAGTTGCTCCTAATGGTGTAAATTTACCGCTAAAGTTTAAAGTTACACCAGGTAAAGTAGTTGTTTCTTCATCAGGTAAAATTTGATTGACTTGAGCTACACGATCACCATTGCTTATTTCTAATGGGCCTGTTGTGCAAAAAGGTTTCCTAGAACCTATGCCTGGTGAATTAAATAATGTTCTTTTGTCGTGTTCGTAAACATAACCATCAACATCACACGCAATTGGATTATTAAATACACCTTGGTCTATCCAAGAACTTCTATTTAATGAACCAATTGACCATGAATTATCTAAATAATTCCAAATAATATATTTATTAGGTGATAGTTGATCTACGTCACCAACAGGGAAAAACCACCAAATTTCATTGTAATCTATGTTATGTGCGCCAAAGGTACTTTGCTGAGTGTTTTGTTGTAAATTGTCAAAAATATAATCATGCACATCAGATTTTAATTCTTTAACAAT